ATATACTTATTTACTGCACGTTGATGGCTGAAGAGTTCGACTATCTTTTTCGCTACTACCATTGACCTAAGATTACTACAATGATCATACATATTAGACCGGCAATGATCGTCCAACCTTGGACTATTAGATTGCGTTGTACATGCTCCTCGTCACGTCCTTGGCTTAGTCTATTTCTTATGTCATTCATGTTACTATATTTTGTTTGATTTGTTTTGTAAGAATTCTTGCACAGCATTGCATCGTTAACGTAACCACGTCAATTCAAATTCATTTAGGCATTGATCGGATCCGTAACGTTTCCTTTCTTACAAAATGTCCAGGACAAAATGCATCCTGGTGATATAATAGGCCTGTGTAAATGTATAACAGACTGAGGGTCAGTAGGTAGGGGTGGGTTGTTGCTAGTCCTAAGTGGACTAATTCGATCTTTAAAACGTTTTTTTGCCATGTACCCGGTCTTTCATTCCCATTCTCCCATTTGCCTCTGGCCCACCATATATTAGGTGTTATACCACAAAAACATCTACAATGCCCTTCTGAGCAAATGTAAGGAACTTTAATTAATTTTAAATGGTATTATGCCGGTCTGTTTTTTTAATGATCTTAGAACCTAAAAAAAAATGCAACTACTCAAAAGATGTATAATATTAGTTTAATTTATAATACTAGTATATTATATAGTATATTAAATATATTATATATATATTATAGAAAGGCTAGCCATTTTGTCTACCTATGCTAGCCAGTATGTCCACCAGTGTATATCTCTGTTAACTTCTTTTGTTAATAACTTTATGCACGAAGGTTCATCTTTATTTATCTTAGCACCAATGAATATGATTGGGCAAAGAATAGCGGTTAAAGTTTCTAAGAAATACAACGATGAGGTTGAATTTTCAGGAGGCAATAAACTATACTTAGATGTATCATACAATCCAGAACATCACGTAACAATATGTGGAGAGGTCGTGGCTTTACCTAGAGGAGAGTGGTGTAAAAGCACTAATGGTAGTTTTATAAAACAGGAGATGCAAGTAGGCGATATGGCTTACTTCAATTATCTAACTGTGAGTAAAGACAATCTTATTACCGGAGAGGATGATGTTTATTTAGCGGACTTAGAAGAATGCTTCTGTTTTGTACGAGGTGGATCTTTGACTGCTATTGCCAATCACGTTCTTATCGAGCCTTACATGGAAGAGGAAAAAATTGGATCTATTATCATGGGACCACCCAAGCGTAGCGAAGACAAAGGTTACGTAAGGCACATAGGTACACCATTGAAAGGCAAAGAAGAACTTGGTTTAAATAACGGAGATACTGTGAGATTTCACGAACGTAACTCTTTTCTAAACAAAATCGAGGGTGTTGAATATTACGTAATGCATCAATCAGATATTTTAGGGAAGGAACTTAATGGACGCAATATATAGCATACCAGACTGCATATTCAATCATGCAAAATTATACGTTGACACAAGAGTCATGGCAAATCGTGACCACTACAAAAAACTTTATTGGAAGTCTAGAAGTTACAAGTACAAGCACCCTATTTTATTTGATGAACCTGTAGACAATGAGTTCTACACCGACTTCAAAGGAATATTAGGGGAACTTTTAGTAAGGCATCATTATGATTTAAAAGGCATTAATTACACAACCTCAGCATTTGTTAAGGAAAAAGGTGTAAGTGATCCTGATCTTATAGTTGATGGAAAAAGAATAGATGTTAAGGGTTGTGAGAGATCCCTGAAGGTAAATATGTTTACAATAGATAAGTTGGATGTTGACTTTGTATTGTTTGTTTTATTCCTATCAGATCACAGGTATATGTTAATGAATTTTGAGAAGGAGAAGATTAAGACATGGCCGGTAGTAACGATTAATGACAGAAACAAATATTTTGAATTTAAGGTGGATAAGCGACAGTACAGATATGTCACCCCAGATCTTAATACCCCCGAAAAAAAAATCGAAGATGAGTAGACTAAAAAGAAAACCGGGAGAAACATTACAAGAGTGGGTAAACAGAGTTAGTAAAAGAAAGCCGTACCAACTTCAAGACATAGATATACTAGCGTTATCTATAATTGGTGTTGCAGTGTTGTGTGTACTTATTATACAAATCGTTTGGTCATGATTAAAAACTTTTTAAAGCGTTTAGTTAAACCACGAAGACTTACCCCCCTAGAAAAAATTTCTCAGAGATTGGGATACATGGGAACAGCGTTTATTATGATGTCACCATACCTACTCAAAGTGGATGATGTTGGGGCATACACCTATCTAATTGGAGGCTTGTTGTCATTACCACAGGTATTTATTGCAAAGCAATGGAACATCGTTGCTGTTAATTTAAATGTTATTATCGGATACGGAATATATTTATTTACACTATGAAAAATCACACTAAAGTATATCACGAATCGTTTTGTATCGAACCAGGAGATTGGATTGGATGTGAGGTGTGTGATAGAACTGCTGTAGATATTCATCATATACACCCAAGAGGAATGGGCGGATCTAAAGAAAAGGATACCCCCGAAAATTTGCAAGCGTTGTGTAGGGAATGTCACAGTTACTTTGGAGATAAGAAACAATTTAAACGAATGCTAATAACTATGCACCATGAAAGAATACAAAACATCTACTGAACCTGGAACTCAGACTAAAATGCCTGTACCACAAATGTCTAAACAAGACATAGTGAATAAGATTCTAAAACTTAAGTTAGAACATCCATATCATCCTAGTATACCAGGACTACAAGTTTTATTGGATAATTTATAGGTTACTTACGATACGTTCGATCTTGTCGATCACAGTAAGTTTCACACCATAAAGTTCAGGTGCGTTGGCACTTTCTAAGCAAGACATAACATCTAGTAATAACTCTAGTTTTCTTATTGCTAGTACATCAACTGTTTGTTGATCTGATATAGATACTATATTATCTTCTGCCATATTTTTAATTTTTATGAGCCACAACCAATACAGTCAATATAAGAATCTGTTGGTTTAACTCCATTAATTTTCATAGTTAGGTTATGAATCTTATCAGCAATTTCCATTTGCTCCCCAAAATCTGAAGTCATTGACTTTAATATCTCTAACTCTTCCACTTGTTTTGTCAAGTCTACATCTGCCATCTCTAAGCGTTTTTAATTGCGTCACCAATTGCGTTATAATTAACGTCACTTGCTGCTACTGTTGCAGTTGCTTTACCATTCTTGTTTCCAAATGTACTTGCTAGTTTTTTCGCTCTTGCTGCTGCTTTCGCTGCCTTTGCTGCTTTTGCTGCTGCCGTTGCTCCTTTTGCTAATTTTGCAACTTTTGCAATTGCTAATATTGGTAATCCCATAATTTTTAATATTTAGGTTTTGGTTTTGAAGTCTTTGGTTTGTCCTTGACTTTTTTAATTTTTTTGTATAACATAATTTATTTAATGACCGGCATCGATACCTTTGTCTAATACTTCCAGTATATGCCTAAATATTTCTTTTTCTTGTACTCCAGTTACATCGGTTCCATTTATAAGAAGTCTGTAATGGTCTTTTTTTTCTGTTTTTCTTAATTCTACACTGTTACTCATAATAATTTGTTGTTTAAGCGGTTCTACTATTGTTGTTTTTCTTTGGGAGTCTACTCTTTTCTTTTCTTCCTTTATTTATAGATGATAATTCAAAGCCAACTATTTTACCATTTTTATGAGAAGCATCTAAACCATCGCCATTACCATAAGTACCTTTATCTCTATTGTACTTTTTAAGTAGGGTCCTGTATCTTATCATCGCAGGGGAAGACTGAAACTTTTTGTACTCGGCTTTATAGTCTCTTTTTGCTGCCATGCTTATTTTTTCTTTTTAATCGTTTTTCTCTTCTCGTCCAGTGCTGCTTTTTGTGCTAAGAGTTCTTTTGCTACTGCATCATAACCATCTTCACCTCGTTTGTAGACTGTTCCATTTTTTGTTATTTCATCACTTGTTCCACCTTCATACGCTAGTCCAGTAGCACCCGAAAGGGTAGTTCTTGTTACTTTAGGTTTATCCTCTTCAACAACCGGAGTTTTTTGAATTACTTTTTCAGCAGCATTTGAAACAACCTCTTTTGCTTTTTCAATAACATCAGGAGCACCATCTATAACATCTGATGCAACTTCTTTAACAGCGTCTACACTTTTCTTGAATATAGATTTAAACTTACTAGGTTTTTTCGTCTCGTTATACTTAGCCTTTGCAATAGCCTTTTTCATTTTCTGGTTTAACTTCCATGCTTTGTGATGTTGGCCAGATTCTTTTAAGTATACAAGTTTTGCTTGTATTTCTTTTAATTCTTCTTCATCCATAATGTTATAATCTAAAGTTTATACCGGCTTTAAGAAAGACTAAGTTCTTATCCCAGAAACTAGTTTTTTCGTACTCAGTAAATATTCCTATGTTTTTGCTTATGTTCCATCCAAAAATAACTCCGTAATTGTAATCTGTCCAGTTATCTTTTCCTATAAATGTTTCATAACTGTAACCCTCATTACCAAGTATGTGTTGATGCTTTGGATAAACATTACCCCAGGTATGAATCCACCACTTGTCTCTGAAATGATAATAATCAGCACCGATCACAGCACTTAAGGTTCCTAGAGTTCCAATAGCGTTTAACTCGGTAGAATTATAATCATTAACAATATCTTCATAATCATTTCTACGGAAATCTAAATCTGTGTCTGCAACTCTTTCTCCATCTTGATTAGACCACCACCAATCATAGTTATCTAACTCACCATCATTATCATAATCAATACCATAGTAATTATCTTGATAGCCATACTCATATGCTAAATCCCACCAAGGAAGATCTTCTAAGTATGATGCAATTGGTGAAAAACCATAAGGTAAATGAGTTCTTATTGCTGCTCCTGCTGAAACACTAAACTTTTTACCAATTGGTAATCTCAATCTAAGGTCAGCAGTTTTATAATCTAAATTTATTAAACCATTTTGTTGCATTTCAACTTTAGCAACCCAGTATTTAGCAATGTATCTTATAAAGTATCTTTGACTTTGAAATTTTCTGTTCTGTTGAGATCCTTTTGAATATTGAAATAAATATTCTAATCCTTTTATAGCACCTACGTTACTAGATAAAGAAGACAATGACTCAGTGCCATCATAAAACCTTTCTGCTTTGTTTTCATAATCCATTCTTGCAATCTTTCTAATACCTAATGTTACCATATAGTCATTTGATTGCTCTGGTGTAACATCAATAAGGTCGCCCCCTTGTGTTACAAAATATTGTGATGTCTGTGTTAATGGACTGCTTTCTGTATAACTGCCAAAGACAGTGCTATACTTAAAGATCTCTTTAATTACTTGTGCATTAAGGGAAGTGCTAAAGAGCACTAGAATTAATAATATATTTTTCATGCTTTAAAACTTGCTTTCTATAAGTGAGTTGACTTTTTCTTTTATTTGTTTCTCAGAATCTTCTGGGAGTTTCATGCTAATACCGCTTTCTAATCTTAAAATTTCTTTTCCGTTTGAAAAAACAATAACTGTAGGCAAGTACTTAACCTCTTCTGCATCAAATATTTTTTTATCTTTTTCTATTTTAAAATTATAGAAGAAGTTATCCTTAAATACCCTTAAGTCTAGATCTGCATCGGAAGTGAAACTAGATGAAAATTGACATATACTTATATTATCTTTATATTCTTGGCTATAAGCCTGGAAACCAATAAATAACAATAATATAAGTGTTATCTTTTTCATTTTCTCGTTGTTAATTCATAGAGACGAGCATCCATTTTTTCTAAATGATTTTTAATCTCATTGATATCATCTTTAATATTGTTAACGTCAGATTGAACACCTTCAACTGTAGATCTAATTAATTCATCCTTGTATGAAAATTCTATTTTAGAGACTTCAGGGGCAGGAGAATTCATTGCTTTCTGGATGTCAGCCTGTAGCGAGAACCACATTGTTGCCAAACTAATAGTGAATGACACTATAATCCCAATAGTCTTTAGGTCTAACATGACCTTGGTTTTTTCATTTATTTCATGAGCCATTGAAATTCTTTTTTTTATGGACCTACTATTATTTCAAGGTCACTTTGATTCTAATTAATCTTTTGGTATAATTATCTGTCAATTAAACGATAATGCTTCAATCAACAAAGCGTAAATATAATAGTTGCCTGTAGTTATAGACTAAAAATTTTGTACCCAGAACAGTGTAATGAAAGCGAGTGGTAAAATTTGATACCTAGCCCATGTAATTCTTATATTTTTACCAAAACCAACAATATGTCTTTAACAGAAATCTTCAACACTGAAGACTTTAGGAAGATGATATTTAACCCATTTAAGGTTAAAGGATCATTACAAAAAAAGTATCCTAAAATGAAAATGTTTAGCAGTTTTCAATCTGCTGACGATCAGATGATTGCATATGTTCTGTATGTATATGATCAAAACACTCCAATGAAAGAACAATTTCCTGATCTTAAAATAAGAAAAGAACAAGCCGCAATTCTAGCCGGATTCGACTTAGTTAAGGATAATGAGAAATTGCATGATATGTTTTTCTTTCTTTCGGATCAATTAAAGGATATGGTTGATGAGTTTTTAAGAAAACAAAACAATCGAATTTGGTCAATGATAGTATCCAATGAGCAGACGTTTTTTGAATACCAGAAAAAATTATTAAGTCCTGTAGAAGGGGATAAAGACAAAGATATATTACAAGCGTTACAAATAAAATCTAAAATCATGGATGATTTAAACACCATCAATGATAGGTTAGATGCGTATTATCAAAAACTTTATGGAGAAGATCAAGAGTTATTGAAGACAATAAAAGCAGATAAAAGGTTAACACCAGAATTCATTGCTAATTTATGATAGTAAACATTCAAGGAGTAGATTTTACGTTGCCGCCAAAAGGAAAGGTGTTTAATGTAATTTCTAAAGAAGAAGAGAAGAGACCTATAATAACTAGTTCTTCTATAAAGTCAGATCAGGTTTGGATAAGAACTGAGTTGCCTGAAAACTATACATATAAAAGAAACGCTGAATTATTGCGTCAAGCAGAGGATAAAGATTTTTTTGATGTTGAATTAGAAAACTTTAGATCTCAAGAATGGGATAGAAGGTTAAATGGAGTTTGGTTTATGAATAATGGTAAGGCTGAATACTTAACCGGTATGCATTACCTTTTTTTAAATTGGTGGAAAATAGATATAGGATACCCTAGTTTTAGAAAAGTAGATCAGGAGTATTTTTATTTTTTACAAGCAACTATTAATGATCCTAACTCATTAGGCATGATAGAGTTAACAAAACGTAGGCAGGGAAAGACAGTAAGAGCCGGTGTGTTTATGTTTGATTTGATATCAAGATCTAAAAACAAGAATGGAGGTATACAGTCTAAAACAGCAAGTGATGCTAAAAACAATGTATTTGCAAAGTCTATTGTAGGGCCTTTTAAAAAACTACCAGATTTCTTTAGACCAGTATATGATCAGTCTAAAGGGGTCACCCCAACATCGGAATTAAGATTTTATAGAACTACAAAAAGAGGAAAGAAATCGTTAGAAGATTTAGGTAAACCAGAACTTGAAAGCCAAATTGATTGGAAGAGTTCAGAAAAATATGGATATGATGGAACAAAATTACACAGATACCTTGGTGACGAGGTTGGGAAAACTATGGAAGTGGATGTCTGGGAAAGGCATAACGTTGTACGCTTCTGTTCGGAATTGGATGGTGAGTATATTGGAAAATTACTTTACACAACCACTGTTGAGGAAATGGAATCAGGTGGTGAGTCATTTAAAAGGCTATGGGACAACAGTAATCAAGAAGATAGAAATGTACATGGTAGAACTCCCAGTGGATTATTTCGATTCTTTACTCCCTCATATAAAACCTTATACTTCGATAAATATGGTCATGCAGATGAAGAACGTGCTAAGGACTATTATTTGGCTGAACGTGCAAATCTTGTCAATGATGATCGTGCTTTGTCGAGTATTATTAGAAGGAATCCATTTACGATTGAAGAGGCTTTTAGAATAGATGGGGAGAAATCTTTATTTAATGCAATGAAATTAAACGATCAAATAGATCGAATATCCTGGAATGAAAACCTATACACAAGAGGAAACTTTGAGTGGGTTGGAGAAAGAGAAACTGGTCACGTAGAGTTTAAACCTATGTCAAACGGAAGGTTCAATGTAACCTATCTTTTTGATGATGCTAAAGATGCTAATATAGTTATTAAAAGAGGAAAGAATTATCTACCAACTAGGAAGGGTGAGTTTGTAATTGGTTGTGATCCTTATGATCATGATAGTACAGTAGATCAGAGAAGATCTAACGGAGCCTTTTACGTATACAAGAAGCACAACTCAGTATCAAATTTTTACGATAGTTCATTTATAGTTGAATACATTTACCGACCAAGCACCGCAAGACAATTTTATGAAGATGTTTTAAAGTGCTGTCACTATTATTCTTGTCAACTTCTGTTTGAAGATAACAAGATTGGTATAAAGAATTATTTTGAAGATAGAGGTTATGCTTCCTTCTTAATGTATTTACCTGGTAGTACGAAACCTGGAATGAGTGGATCTGTGAGAACACATCAGCAAATTGCAGAAGTAACGGAAGAGTATATAGAAAGTAATATAGAAAAAGTTTGCTATCCAGAATTGTTAAAAGATTGGTTAGAATTTGATATAAGTAAAACAACAAAATTTGATGCAGCCATGGCAGCAGGATATACTCTTATAGCAGACAAAAATATTCTATTAAGAAATTTTCATACAAAAGGAAATCTAGTAGAAGCAAAAACAATGTTTAAAAAGTTCAAGGTCGGATGATAAAACACGAAGGTAAAGCAAACTATCCAAATCATAATATTGACCCTAGTTTAAAGGGTAAGGATTGGTGTTTGTCATATGCAAAAGCATCATGGTCTGATTATACAAATCATGGCACACAATCATTTCATAATAATCGTGGGACTTATCCTAAGATAAAAGATTATGCTCAAGGAAATCAATCCGTTAATAAATACAAAGGCCTTTTAAATGTTGACGAAACCGATAATGAAAGTTGGTTCGCTATAGATTGGACTGTATTACCTATTGTTCCTAAATTTAGAAGAATAGCATTAGGTAAATTAAGCAAAACAGAATACAATATCACAGCCACTCCTATTGATGCAATGGCTCAGTCAGATGTTGAAAAGTATTACAAAACCAAAAAAGCCACAATGGATTTAAGAAATACCGCTGCTCAAAGCATGCCGGGTATGGAAGAATTTAGTGCTTTAAAAGGTAAGCCGGGAGATCCAGTAAATGACGAGGAGTTAGAAATGCATATGAATTTTACATATAAGCATAACGCTGCTATTGAAATGGAACAAGGTATTGACTTAATCTTTCATACAAATGATATGGAAGAGAAAAGAAAACAGATAAATGAATATCTTTTTGATTTTGGGGTAGCCGGATATAAAGAATACATAGATAGTAATGGTGCTGTTAAAATTAGAGTAGTAAGTCCTGGTAATTTATTAGTATCTCATTGTAACAAAAGAGATTTTTCTGACAAGATACATATAGGAGAGGTAAAAGAAATGTCTATTGCTGATTTAAAGCAAAGAGCAGGAAGTCAGTTTGACGAAAAAGAATATCAAGATATTTCTGAAAGGTTTTCTGGTAGAAAAGGATCTACAAGGATGAATACATCCAATAATGCGTTTTCTAAAAATTACGATGACAGTAAAATACTTGTTCTAGAAATGGAATTCTTTTCTGTTGATCAAATGGTTCACGAATCTAGAGTAGATAGAAGAGGTAATAAGAGATTTGGTAGAGCAGGATATAATAGCCAGAATAAAAGAAAAAATAAATATGTAAGGTCTTCTTATAAGACAGTATATAAAATTTCCTGGATTGTAGATTCAGAATATTGTTATGATTACGGCATGTGTTCTGATATGAAGAGAGTTAAGTCTAATCTTATGGATACAGACTTGTCGTATCATATTTTCGCTCCAGATTTTCATAACATGAAGCCATTAGGTATAATGGAACAATTAATACCTATTGCTGATCAAATTCAGATATCATGGTATAGACTTCAAAACACAATTAATCAAGCGAGACCTAAGGGGATTATGATCGAACTCGGTGCATTAGAGGATATTCCTCTAGGAGCCGGAGGTAATCAAATGAAGCCTATGGATGTAATTGACTTATTTAATAAGACAGGTACACTCGTTTATAGAAAGAATGACATTGGTGGAAAAGCAACAAACTATAAGCCAATAGAAGAATTGGAGAATGGCCTAGGTAGAGATGCTATGACGTATTACCAGGTAATTCAGAACAACATAGAAATGATAAGACAGATTACTGGTCTTAATGAATTTACTGATGGTTCTACTCCAGATGCAAGATCTTTAACAACTACAGCAAAATTGGCTGCACAAGCAACTAACAATGCTTTGGCTCACATTGAGCAAGGAGAAAGAAGATTATTAGAAAGACTAGCGTCTGCTGTTATTGTAAGGTTGCAAGACTCGGTAAAGAAAAAACCAATTGAAGGTTATGTTCGTGCTCTTGGAAGAAATACAATGGAATTCTTTAAGTTATCACCAAGTGTTTCAAAGCATGAATTTGGTGTAAAGATTGAAGATCGTCCAACAGAAGAGGTAAAGGCTAGACTTATGGGAATACTACAAAATAGTGTTGCTCAAGGTCAGGTAGATTTTGAAGATGCAGTATACATAGAGCAGATAACAAATCTTAAGCAGGCACAACAAGTTTTGTCTTATAGAATTAAAAAGAAAAAAGAAGAGGCTCAGGCTAATGCTGAGAAGCAACAGCAAATGAATGGTCAAATCCAACAGCAATCTGCTCAAGCGGCAGAACAGTCTAAACAACAGACTTTGCAAATGGAAATGGAAGGCAAGATGGAAATGGAAAAGTTAAAAGCACAACTTCAATCTCAATTACAAAAAGAAAAGTATGAGTTTGAAATGGAGTTAGCCGGAATGAGAGAGGAAGGATCTGCTGAAAGAAACTTAATGGATAATTTACCAACTAAAGAAGCATTTGCAATGGGTGCTCAAGAAGAACAACAGGCAATGGCCCAACAACAGCCTACAGCAATGCCACAACAACCAATGCAGCAATAATTAACAAACAACAAACAAATTATAATTATGGAAGAAGAATTCGATTTATCTGAAATCAAAGTGGTGGATGAAAATGGCGAGGCTCAACCGGTAGAATTACCACAAGAAGAGACTCAAGAAGAAATAGCACCAACCGAGGAATCAACCGATTCAACTGAAGACGTGCAAGAACAAACTACTGAAGAACCTGTGAAAGCAGAAGAACCAGTAGAAACTCCAGAAGCACCAGAGGAAACTCCAGAGGCTTTTGATAAAGATTCGGGTAAAACCCAAGTTGAGTTTTTTGAACAACTAGATAGTATTTCAAAAGAACTTAGCGGAGGAACAGTCGAAACTTTAGAGGACTTTTTTGACGAGTACAAAAGGATGAGAGATTCATCAAGTGCTCAATTTAAAGATGACTTCATTAAAGATGCAGTCAAATATTATAATGAAACTGGAAACTTGACTCCGTATTTAGAGGCAACTTCAGTTAACTATTCAGAAATGTCTGACGAACTGGTCATGAGACGTGACCTAGAGCAGGCTAATCCTACCCTTTCAAAGGGAGCAATCGAAAGATTGTATACTAGGGAAATAGTTGACAAGTACTCTTTAGACGTAGACAAATTTGACGAGGAAGAAGTGGAACTTGGTAAAGAACTTCTGGCAGCAGATGCATCCAAACTAAGAGACAAGTATGTTGACGAACAGAAAAACTTCACTCAACCTGTCAAAGAACAAACTGAAGAAACTGAAACTGTAAACCAAGAAGAGCAACGTGCTAAATGGACAGAAACTGTTTCATCTCATGAAATAACTAAAGACGTGATGGATAACAAGCGTGTTTTAATTTCTTATGGTGATGAAAAATTTTCTTATGAAGTGGAAAACCCGGAATCGTTACAAGAAATGACTATCGATAACAATAAGTTTTTCTCACTTTTTCAAGATGAAAAGGGAAATGTTGATTTTGACAAGTGGTATCGTGTATTGGCTTATGCTTCTGACCCTAAGGTTTATGATTCATCCCTTATTTCTCATGGACAAGAACTAGGACAAGAAAAAGTAGTTTCTGATTTAAAGAATCCTACTGCTCCTACAAAAAGTTCAAGAGAGTATAAAACACCTGAAAGCCCATTTGATGGACTCTTTGGTGCACTGAGTAGAGGTGACTCAGATGTTAAAATAATTCGTTAATTAAAAAATTTAAAAATTAAATATGGACAATTCTAATTACATTAGTTCTCTATCATTCTTGCAGCATTCATTTGTGCAAGGACGTGAGATCTTGTCAAGCGTCTTAGACGTACAAAACGAAGAGGAAGGATTCCTTGACGTAATGCAGGCATTAGGTAAATTAAAGCCTACTAGCCAACCAGTATATCATTCATTTGTAAATGAAGCGTTATACAAAAATAACACAATCACTATTTCAGAAGCAGGTTCTGGAACTGGAAAACAAACAGATATCACAGTATCAGCAGCAGGTAATGCTAGAGTTGGTGACTTGATGATGGGTGCTTCTGGTAACGTATACTTAATTCAAGCAATCCATGAAACAAATGGTATTACATTTACTCCAGTAGATGGAGCAGGTGTTGCATCTGATTATGATGCTTCAGGAGACAAGTTTGTTGTATTCTCGAATGCACAAGGTGAAGGTTCTGGTTCTCCAGATCCAATCAAGTATGGGTTAACTAAGCAGTCTAACAGAGTGCAAATCTTTAAAAACAAATACAGAATTTCTGATGTTGCTAAAGCGTCAAAAATCACTGTTGAGTATAAAGGTAAGCCTTACTTCATGTACAAAGGTACTTACGAAGCATTACAACGTTTTAGAGGAGATATCTCTAACTCATTGATGTTTGGTAAAGGATCAGGAGATTTCTACTCAGGAGCATCTGTAGGAGATATGTCAGATGCAGGTGGAAACGCTGTGCAGACTACTAATGGTCTTCGTGAAGAATTAAGATCAGGTGGTATCCTTGAATCAGGATCACCTTTTGATTTTAACACAAACGTACTTACTACATTAACAGATCTTACTAAGGCTCTTAACAAAGCAAGAGCACCAAAAGATTACTGGATGTGGTTAGGTACTGATGCTAATATCAAAATGGATAATGCATTAAATGGTTTAGATGGTACTGGTTTTACTAGTGCTCGTTTTGCTGTTGATGGAAAATCTATTGATTTAGGTGTTGACAAATTCAGTTTATATGGTAGAACATGGAATAAGAAACAACTTTCTATTCTTGATCATAATGAACTAGGATCTACAGTAACAGGATCAGGTGAGATTTACCTTATCCCTACTGGACAAGTGAAAACTGCCGGTGGTGGTGGATCACAAGACTACATGCAAGTACGTTACTTAGAAGGAGATGGAAACAACTTCTCTTTCAGAGAAACTTTGACAGGTGGACTTGCTCCAACTCCAACTAGTGCTGATTCAATTCTTGACGTAAACTACCAGGCTATTATG